CAACATGAAATCTTTCATGCAGATCATGGAAGAGACCCGGGACGCTTTTCAGGGCTTAACAGAGGACGAAAAAGCGCAGTATGCGGCAATGCTCGCAGGTCAGAACGGAATGAGCGGTCTGCTTGCCGTTGTAAATGCAACAGAAGCCGATATGCGCAAGCTGTCCGGGGCTGTTGATAACGCCGACGGCTCAGCGAAACGCATGGCGGAGACCATGCAGAACAACCTGAACGGACAACTGACGATCCTGAAGTCAGGCGTTGAGGAAGCCGCTATCAGCGTCGGAAACGCACTGCTCCCGAATATCAAAGACCTTGTTAGCAAGGTACAAGATGCTGTTAACTGGTTCAACAACCTTGATTCTGCTACTCAGAGCTCAGTGGCGCAGATGCTTGTATTTGCGGCAGGTATTGCGCCCGTAACGATTGCGCTCGGTACGTTTATCAGCTCTGTGGGAACGATTGTTGGTGCGCTCCCCGCGCTCGGAGCGGCATTTGCGGCTCTGACATCTCCTGTTGGTCTGTTTGTGGCGGCTGTTGGGCTTATATCCGTCGCTCTGCTGAAATTTAATTCAGATGCGGCGGCGGCAACCCCGGCGATGGAAGAGTTTCAGCGGCATATCTCGGCAACGGCAACTGAAATCCAAAACAGCAAGGCATCTATTGAAGGACTCGGCGATTCCATTAAGAAGTCCTTCGAAGGGTTCAGTTCTACGGGCGGCGAGCTGAAGTTTTGGCGTGACGAACTGCATAAGTGCTTTGACGAAACGGGCAACCTGAAGGAAGGATGCGAAGATCTTGCGAATCATGCCCTTCAGGAATTGAACGGTGCAATGGGAACGGACTACAGTCTCGCGTTCATAACTCAGGCTAAAGATTCCGCTTTGGCCCTTGGGGAAATCGACACGGCGGTTGATTCGACCATCGCAAAGATGAAGGAGCTCGCAATTCAACAGGCGGTCTCCAATGACTACGCCAAAGCCCTTCAGGAACAGGCTACGGCTCAATCGCAATACACAATCGCCCTGAACGAATCAGAAAGTGCCCTCGCGCAGTTAAAAGCGGCGACGGAAGAGCTGAACGCGGCAAACAATGAATCGTTTTGGACTCCGGGACACCTGCAAAGAGTCCGTGATGCAAGTGCGGCTTTCCAAACTGCATCGGAAAACGTGAACACGACAAAGGAAGCACTCCTTCAGGCAGGTGAGAACGCCGGGAAGGCCGAGAGCATGGTGCAGGGCCTTGAGACCGCGATGGAAGAGCTCGGAAAGGGCGGGCCTGAAGCGGCAGATAAAGCGGCGCAAGCATACGGTCGTGTTGGAGTGGAGGCCGAAAAGGCAGGAAAAAAGGGGCGCGAGGAAGCAACCGCAACCTTCAAGCATTACAACGATACATTCAGTGTTCCGTTAAATGCGCCGAAATTTAACGAACAAGAGGCATCTGCTCACGCAACCGAAACAAAGGACATTATGCAGGGCATTGTTGAAACCCCGATGCAGGGACAAATCGACAGTGTTCAGGGCGGTGATGCGGCGGCAACAACGGCTCATGGGCAAATGCAGGGCATTGTCGGTAAAGCAATGACAGGCAATGTCGGAAGCGTTACAGGCGGACAAGATGCGGCGGCGGACGCGAGAAGCAATATGCAGAGTTTCTTTGACGCTCATCCGCTTGTTGCAAGAGTGACAAAGGTTATGTCGGATGACGGCAGTAGTAAAAGCTACGGCGGCAGAAGCCAAAAGGCAAGCGGCGGTTTCATCTTCAAGCGGCAGGATGTCACAGTCGGTGAGGCGGGCCCGGAGGTTATCATTCCGCTTTCGGCCAACAGGCGCGACCGGGCGATCAACCTTTTTGCTAATGCAGGAAGACAGCTTGGAGTGCTTGCCCCGATGACGGGAAACGACAGAAGCGGCGGAGGCGGTGTTGTGGTAAATAACAACATTAATGTATACGGTTCAGAAGGACAGAATGTTGAGGAACTGGCACAGCTCGTTTCCGATAAGATTAACAGACAGATAGTGAACAACAGACGCGTATGGGAGGGCGCACCAACATGATGCAAAGGATTGACTACTTTGTGTATGACGGTGTGTCCTCCGTCGATTTTGGTATGAGAACTTACGGCCTCCGGGTTCTCACTGCGCCGAAGCCGGATATTTCAGAGATTGTGATTCCGGGGAGAAATGGCGTTCTTCATCAGTACAACGACAGATTCGGAGATGCAACTGTGAGTTATAGCGTTGTCGCAATCGAGGATGCTCTTTCTTCCAACGTACCATTAAAAGTCACGGATATGATTGACTACTTGATCAGCAAGAAGGGTTACTGTCGCCTTGAGGATTCCTTTCGCCCGGAAGAATATCGCATGGCTGTTTACAAGGGCAGTGACCGCATGAAAGCAACTATGCACGAGGAGGCTGTCGGAATCGTGCTAACGTTTTCAGCAAGGCCGGAAAGATGGCTCAAGGATGGCGAGATCCGCAGAGAATGCAAGTCAGGAGGGGCACTTTTTAATCCGACTCAATTTACTGCGAAGCCATTACTGAGGGCATACGGCACAGGCACTCTTACGGTCTCAAATTCAGCCGGAAGCACATCAGTTAAGATAAACTCCGCAAATGTATACACGGACATTGATTGCGAACTTCAGGAGGCGTTTAAGGGTGCCGCAAATTGCAATGGAAACATTCAGCTTCCAAGTGGCGATTTCCCGAATTTGACACCGGGCGAGAATAGATTCAGCTATTCAGGGATCAGCAGACTGGAAGTTGTTCCGAGGTGGTACAAGATATGATTCCGATTCTTTTTGACAAAGGCGAAACATCATTCAGCACAAATGGCATCGGGCGGCTTCGGGACGCAATTTCCTGTATCGTCAATGAGGGCCGGAATGGCGAATTTGTGTTGTCGATGAGATACCCGGTCGATGGCGCACATTTCGGTGAGATTCAACACGGAAGATTCATCTATGCATACGCTGACAGCCGGAAGAAGGCTCAGGCGTTTGAGATCACTCGCGTATCGAGACCGCTCCGTGGGCAAGTGGAGATCGACGCAGAGCATATCACATACAGGTTGAATAACACGCCCTTTATGCCGTTCTCCGCGCAGGGCGTGGCTCATGCTCTTAATGGATTCAAGCAAAATGCGGCAGAGGAATGTCCGTTCACATTTTGGACAAACAAGACTTCGCAAAGCTCTTATGTTGTGAAGATTCCGGGAGCAATCAGATCGTTCTTGGGCGGACGGCAGGGAAGCATCCTTGATGTGTTTGGCGGAGAATATGAATGGGATAACTGGACGGTCAAATTGTGGGATGCTCGCGGAAAAGACAACGGAGTGGTGCTGAGATACGGGAAGAATATCACAGACCTGCGGCAGGAAGAGAACATTGCAACAACATACACTGGCATCTGCCCTTATTGGACGAGCTCCGAGGGGCAGGTCGTTACCATTCCCGAGAAGGTTGTCCACAGTAGCAACGCCGGGAATTTCCCATATCAGAGGACGGTGCCGATTGACTTCACAGAAAAATTTGAAAATGCGCCATCGGAAGCTCAGCTCCGGGCGGCGGCTCAATCCTATGTTCGGAATACTGGATTCGGTGTCCCAAAAGTAAGACTTGAGGTCTCTTTCGTCAATCTAACTGACACGGAAGAATACAAGGACATCCTCCCGCTTCAGACCGTAAGTCTTTGCGATACGGTGACTGTGCAATTTGAAAAGCTCGGGGTTAACGTGAAGTCAAAGGTAATTGCAACAGAATGGGATGTTCTCGCGGAAAGATACAACAGCATAGAGATTGGCGAGCGGAGAACCGGGCTTGCGACAACCATTGAGGATCAGATGGAGAAGATCAGCGTCATGCCAACCACGGACAGCATGAGGAGAAGCATTGATCTTGCTACAGGAACACTTAACAGCGGCCTTCGCGGCTATGTGGTTATCAACCGGAACCTCGGCGGTTGGGCCAATGAGATTCTGTTTCTTGACAATGACAACATCGCTCAGGCAAAAAATGTTCTGCGGATAAACAATGCAGGAATCGGGTTCTCCTCGGGCGGATATGATGGTCATTATTTCCAATCTTGGAATATCAACGGAAAAATGACGCTTGGTGGAGTCAACAACGCCTATGGCGATTTGTGGCTCCTGTCCGCAGAAGGTGTCCCGCTTGTCGAGGTTGATAACAACGGCCTGAAGCTGTGGAAGATGAAAGACGCGGGGTATTTGGTTGAGGGCACATTCTATAAGGATGACGAGCACAAAAACCCAATAACTCCTGAAAGCGGCGCATATTATTACGATTATGTCACTGGCACCGTATATAAGTCTGACGGGACAGCATACACAGCGGCTGAGGGAAACGAAGGCATCATGGCGCAGATGGTTCACACTGGTCTCGGGCTCTATTCAGGAGATATTGACCTGAAGTGGAATGGTCAGACGGGGATCTACTTCAAGGCTTCCGATCAGGAGGGTACATCCGACACATTGCAGATTGGTGATTTCCTTGTCATGACAGAAGGTGAGTACGGTCGGCAGATATGGGAGTCCTCGGACGAGAAGACGGGCATGAGCGGCGAGCCGACGGAGAGCGGTCAGATGTACCTGTGGGCCGGATGGAACGGCTCAGAGGACACGTGCGCGTTCTATGTCGATAACACTACGGATCAGGGCTACGGCAACACCGT